GTACTAATTCTGAGACTTGGTCTTCTGTCATTTCAACCTGCCACGTTGATGATATTTCAATGCGGCTACTTGCCAAAATTGTTTTGTCGACGCGGCTATGCATTGACTGTATGTCTATATATTGGGGCTCATATTCTTTAGTTGGCGTCACATTGAGTACCTTGATATTCATTTTTTCAAGATAATGACGGAGCGTGGCACAACGATCTTGTTGTTCAGCGTATGAGCCTAAGGACATTAGATATTCTCCAACTCAATCATTGTTGCACTAAAGTTAATCTCTGGGTCTGCAATCTGCGTATGCTTAAACATACCATTACGGATGATTACAACTGCCGCGTCCTTGTCTTCGTCTGTTTTGCCAAAGAAGTCCAGGTTGCGGTACAGCCATTTGAACATATCCTCAAAGTCCTCTGGGCTTGCGCTCTTACAAATCAACTCACGTGCTTGGCGTAGCTTCTTTTCACGGAACAGGCTAACCATTGTCAAACGCCAATCGCTTGCAAGTTCATCACCTTCGTCTGGCGCTTGCAGTTTGCCGTCTGTTACGTTTTGCTGTACAGAGTTAATTGTTTTGCGCAAGTCAGGGTATGTTGCGCGTACATAGAGGTCAATTGTTTCCAAGTCAACATCAACACCTTCAGTAATAAGGATCTCTGCAACACGTGATGTGAAGTCTGTTTGGTCCTGATTGCTAATGTGGAATTCTTGACTACGGCTTTTTACGGCGGGCATGATTTTGTGTACATAGTTGCAAGTAAGGATAAAGCGGACCTCGTCTGCATATTGTTCCATCACGCCACGCAATACAGCTTGTGCGTTTGGAGACAAATAATCAGCCTCGTCAAGCAACACAATCTTAAAGTCGCCCCATGGCATACTGCTACAGAAGCGTGTAATGCGGTCACGGATGAAGTCAACGCCGTTATCACGACTGGCGTTAATATACATAAAGTCAGCGTCTTGTACACCTAGTTCATGTGCTAGTACCCTAGCAAGTGTTGTCTTACCTGTACCTGCGCCGCCATGGAATAACAAGTGCGGAATGCTTTTATCAGCAATCCAATTCATTACTTGCTTGCGCTGCTTGGGATCTTTAAACACATAGTCCGTTACGGTTTTCGGGCGATACTTTTCAACCCACATTTCTTTAGCCATTACTTGCCCTTATTTTTTGATTGTAGTTGTCGGTTTGGCAACTTTTTCCATTGTAAACCCTGCCATGCGTTGTAGCACTTCCAGATCTTCCATTTCCGCAGCTAATGCAGATAGTCTTTTTTGTCCATAACCTGGATCTAGCATAAACTCAATTTCATCTTCAGTTAGCTCATCTTGACCTTGCTCTGTTAGTATTTTATTGCAGAATATAATTCTGCCTTGTTCTGCCAAAGTATATTTAGGTGGCGCAGGGTTTGGCATAGGTACAACTGGCGCATGGAACAATGTGATAACCTCACCATTGTCAGTTTGTTGCATCATTTTAGTCTCAGGCTGAAATGTTTTAGAGTTCATTACAGTATAGCATACAATTTTTCTCATAGTAGTGTCCTTATTTTGATTGTTGGTCCCAAAACTCATCAAGTGTCAGCTTTGGTCTTGCGGCTTGTTCTGCTTCATTTATTAGCCTGCGCTTACGCGCTTGGCGAATGCCCCACCAAAAGTATAGCTTCCAGAATACACGTTTAGTCTTGCACCAGTCAAGTGTTTTATTCAGGTAATACTGTATGGTAGGATGCATTAGGATATTTCAGGATCGTCGCTTACAATTAGGATCTCGTCATTGTCAAGCAAAAAGATTTTATCTTCTTCACGACGGTTGCCTTCTATGTCAACGCCGCGACTCCATCGCCCGTGTTGTACCAACACATAATCACCAGCTTTAACATATTTTTGCTCAGGTCCGATGTGCGTTACTAAGAACCAGCGCGGGCGGACTGAGCGTTCATCAACTGTTGTCTCTGGAATAATAATTCCAGCTTTTGTAGTGTGGAACGTGCCAGGCGGCTCAAGCATTTTACCTAGGACTTTGTCACGTAAAGGTGTAATATTCTTCATTATTCGTCCTCATTAAAATATACATCAACGCCATGAATATGTGAATTCATAGGTTTGAATTTATTGTGGTCAATATTTTTTGTACGCAACACACCGAAACTCGGATAAGTCTGTCCTGCCGGTCGCGTGTAAGTAACATATACATAATCCATTAGTCTAGTTCTTTCACATCCATGCTACCGTCATCATATTCGATTTCAAGGTAGCGGGTTCCATCATCACGGGTTTTTTCTTCTTCACGCACAACATCAGGGCCAACTGGGTCAGCTGTTTTAGCTGCGGCAGGTTTCTTTTTAGGAGCCTTAGGCGCACCAGGTACGTCACTTAATTTGCGTTTTTCTGGCGCACTGGTTGAATTGTGTTGTACACGAGCCTTTGCTTGTACAGTTTGCACAACATTGCCACTCTTGTCAATACGATCGCCACGTGCATTCATATTGACATTTCCTGGCGATACTGCTCTGTTTGTTTCATTTGCCTTTGCAAGTGCAGCCATATCGATGATGCGGCCTCTTGCTGTTCTAGTCTGTTTCATTTATTGGGGGTTGCCTTTCTCTTATTCCATGGAGATACAAGAAGTTCTGGGTCTGAGCGCAATCCTGCCTCTAACACTGTCACTTCACCTCCATTAGCAAGATATTCGTCAATTGCTTTTTGATTTTCAAGTTTTTCTTGTTCGCGTTCGTTCATTTTAGGAATTCCTTAATGTCTAGTTCGTATTCTAATGAGTCAACTCTGTGTACGTCTAGTAGGAACAACACGTAGCTAGCTACGCTTGATCCGCGTCCAACGCCCCAAACTAGTTTATTTTGTCGTAACGTATCAACAAAATATTTCATCCAGCACAAAACAATCATCATATCTCTCTTCTCAAATTCAACCAACTCTTGCTGCACTCGCATACGTTGTGTATCAGTCTTGCATTTACTTAGCAGATAATTCGCCAAGTCAAGTTCCTGATATTCCTTGGGCATATGCCAGTCAGTTAGATTTTGGGTTATAAACGACTCAGGGTCGAGGTCACTCTCTTCAACCCAGTCCATTATACCTTTTAGTCCGTATTCGTGGCAGTTATAATTGAATTGTTCTAACCAATTTGACTGGTCAACAACAAGGCCGTTAATTTCAGTGCCACGGTATAGGACTTCAATCATGTCTTCTTCACCTACAATAACTTGGTGCAGTGTGTTAGTTTTCATACGATCCACTGTTCTCCGTCATCGTCTTTGTTTCTGTTGCGTTCAAGTTCAGTTTCAGTATACAAATCTAGTTCAGTTTCAGCTATCATTCGTTCAATTTGCTCAGTAATTTGCCAACTTGCACCTGCTTGGTAAGCTTGCAACCGTCGCTTTAGTAGGAGTTGTAATCTCCCATCCAGTTCTTGGATAGGAGTTGTTTTTGCGTTTTTCTTTGCCATTATGATATATACTTATACAACAGAAAGGACGTAGTGTCAATAAATGACTAAAAAAATCAAAAGCTTACAGCAAATGATAGTAGACCGACGTCGTAAATTGTTGCGAGCGTGCCTCCGTCATGATGAAAATAAAATGATTAAGCACCAGCACAAATTACTGCGCTTGTACTTAAAACAAAATAGTTAAACATCGCCCTCTGCGCGATTTTCCGCCCGTTCAACACTGAAGGAACCCTCAGGGTAACGTGCTTCTAGCTTGGCTACGTTTTCTTTAATCACAGTATTTGGATCAAGCTTCATAGCCTGGCAACACATCATCCAATAAAAGATGATATCGCCTAGTTCTTTTTGCATGTGTGTACGAAGTTCTGGTGTGAGCTCTTTGCCATGCCAGTTTAGCTTCTTTACAATCTCTGCAAACTCACCGCTTTCGCCAGCAAGTCCTGTGCTACCTGTTAGTAGCAGCGCAGGGTTAATTCCTGTGTTCTCTAGTTCGTGCAAACGCTTAACAAACAAGTCGAGGTTTGTACTTACTTCGCTTGTTACACCTGCTACGAATTTGTTGTATAATGCTAGATCTGCTGTCATATTATTCGCTGCTCTCGATAAATTCAACGTTAACACCATCTGCATGGCGGTTGTTTACAAAAATGATACGATCAAATTTCAAGGAACCTTTGTTTTCTTCCATAAAGGTTGTCTTATCTTTTCTAGTTTGGTAATTTACTATTAGTGTTGTCATATTAGTTCTCCTAAGGTTATAATTCAGTATACACTATAACCTATTGAAAAGCAACAACTATTTTAAAATCTTACACTCTCGCCACATCCACACCCTGCTGTTGCAAGCGGGTTGATCACTTCAATGTGACTTCCTGTAATGTCAGTAATATAATCAACTGATGATCCAATTAGCATCATCAAGCTTGCGCCGTCTACGGCGAACGTAAATGCGTCGTAGTCAGTAATGTCGTCGTCTGGATAAAGATCGTTTCGGTCGTCAAGGATTTTCCAGGAATACTGGAAACCAGCGCATCCGCCGCCTTCGACTCCAAACTTTACGACCTTATCTTTTGCAATTTTGGCAAAATGCTCTACTGCATCTGCGCTCATATTCACTGCCTGCTTAGTAGGCAATACAAAGTTGGTCATTCGTTCTCCTAAATCTCTAATTGTTGTATGCAAAGAAACTCTGTAATCAATAATTTCTTTTCAGTTCTAAAGTTGAGATCAATTCCAAAACGCTCTACACATAACTCGCATATCGCTTGTTTTGTCATGTTGTTTAAGCTTTGTCTAGTTTCAATTGGTTCTTGTGGCCCTGCTGCGCGTGGCGTCACTACTAGTTCTGCTGTGACATTTTCTTCTCTAATGTCATAATCATCTAGTGCTTTTGGTCCGCCGCCTGCAGTAATTACTCTATCTCCAATAACTATAAAAGCTTGTTCAAGTTTGTCAAGTATCACTGGTCCTACCCCGTTAAAATAGACCCAGTTCCAATTTTCCTTCGTCGGATATTTTGTCAGGGCCCCACTCCGGTTGGAATGTTACATTTACCTCAACGTCCGATGCTCCTGCATTATAAGATGCAGCTTCAATATCGCTGATGATTTCATCGCCTGCTGGACAAAACGGACTAGTCAAAGTCATAAGAACGTTCACCTTGCCTTCTTCTGAAACGACAATATCATATATTAATCCAAGATCATATATGTTGACGCTTACTTCGGGATCGTAAACTTCCTTGTAACTATTTATCAGATCTTGCACACTAAGCATCATAATGCAGTTTTAACATTGTAAAATGTTCCTCTTCTTTTAATCGTAACGTAATTTTCTGGTTAATGTATATTGGGTGCGGACTAAGAACATACGCAGGCGGGTCAGAAATATCATGCAATATAAAATCAGTGTCGTACACTAACCCAATTTCTTGCTTTATCTTGTCAATAATATGTTCTCTGATTTTAGATATAGAGTCTCCCATTGCTCGAAGACCTATAATAGCCACACGGTCATATCCCGTTTCGCTATTTTCTCTCCATGTCATTTCCAATGTAAGGTGTACGTTATCTATCATTTATTACTTCAATCTAACAGCATCTTGAACATGATTTCATATTCAGCCGCTTTTTTTCTAAACGATACTTTGTATGCTTTTATGCTTGGAGACCATCTGCCTGTATGTCGCATAATATGAATAGATTCATGAGGCCAATTTGGCGCAACAGACTTCATTCGTTTTTTAATATAAGCTTTCCCGGTCATACCTATATACTCGTCTTGAGCTAAGTCAATCCAATATATTCCGAATTTAGCGTCATGTGACAACAGTTTCATTACTTATCCATGTGCCAATTTGAACATCGTGTACATTTCTTCATCCCTGAAATTAATGCCCACGATGTAATTTACATAAATGTCAATCTCTCTTTGGTCAGTGTCGCGGCCAAAAAATTTATTCATGTAACATCGTGTATACTCTATAGAGAGTGTCACAGTTCTGTACTCATAAGGCGGCTCAGCCCAATATCTCATATTAATATATTTACAAGGCTGAATTTCTAATTCCACTACTCAAACAAGTCCTCATCCCATTCGCGGTGACCTTCACGATATGCCATATTGCTCTGTGTTTCGCGCACTTCAACTTTAAAGCACCACAAACGTTTTGCTTCACTGTCGCCCCACATGTCTGGAATGTAAACACCGTTTACGTATTTGTACAGCTGATCAGCAAGACCTTCGCAGCCTAGCTTAGGCAGAATGGTTAGCTTTGCTAGTTTACGCTTTTCCATCTCTTTGTAAAACTCTAGTTCGGGATCGTCTTCAGCAACTAATGTTGTGTGATCAAACTGATCCTTTAGTACAGCTTTTAACTCTTTCAAGCCGCCGTAGTCAGCAACCCAATTGCGAGCGTCTAGCTCGTTTGTTCCAAAGTAAAACTTCATGCTAAATGCATAGCCGTGGTTCATGTTGCAGTGCGAATCTGCTTTCCACTGTCTGTAAGCACACGGAAACTCGTCAATGTATTCTTTTGTAGAAACGTATTTGTATGTGATTGGTTGGTTCATACCGTTGTCTCCTCTTTACGAGTTACTTCAACTGCTGATGCATAACGCAACACCCGTGACACTGAGAATCGCGCAGGGCGGCTTTTATCCGGCATATAGTTTGAACTTGTAGGATAGTCTTCAATATACCGCAATATGTAATCATATATGTAGCACTCACTTAGGTCATAGTTAAGAATACTGTCATCATCTTCTAGTGCCCGTGTTACACATTCCATGACGTTTCCGTCATCGTCCAGAATAACT